AAAATCTGGTTGTCCCCTTGCCCTGCCATAATGAAAGACGCATTCATACCAAAGAATACAATGTACATCATGCATATTGTGAATATTGTCCACAATTTTTGCTGAATTCCTTCAAAGCCACCGCGTTGACATCCTCTCCAAAGTACCGAACTTTCTGGCCACGAATGAACACTGGTATTAGGTTGAGCTCCAGTAGGAAGAGTATGTTTGTCTGTGAGGATTACAGTGGCAGAAGTGAAGAAATCATGTGCTTGGCTAAACACTCCCGGAAGCCCGAAGATATCTTCGAGAATATTGGCAATTGGGTTGACCGTGTGTTTTCGCATTCTGAGATTCCATCGGGAGAAATCGCACTCCAAGAAAACCGGTTTCTTTCCGTCATGACGCGGTTTAACCATATTGTACATCCGCTTCTTCGTATCGGCGGCCGACATTGTCATGGTCTGTTGCGGCATGTATTTGGACATAAAGTGCTCACCAATATTGTACTCAGTCAGTGTGAAGAACGTTCTCACTTGATAGGGTAGTTTGCAAAAGCAGCGAGCTGCGTTTTTCAACTCACGTTCTTTCTGGGTTAGTTCGACCACCCTTTCGTCTTCCGTGAATTTTCCGTGACGAAGTCGCTCGACCAGTTCCCTCGTGCTGAACTTCTTCGTTTGGATGATTTTAGCTAGGAGCCGACGTGTCTCATCCTGAGGTCCTCCGAACCAAAATTTTCCGATCTGGCTTGCACCAGGGGATATGGCCTTGTCGTCGAGAAACTTGAGGTAGTCATCGGAATAGTCAAATTCAATGAACTGTTTGAAGACTATCGCATCGATTTCGTGTAAAGGATACGAGTCAAGCGGGAGAGATGTTACTCGGTTGTTCATATGGCGACGGAGTTCACTTCCACGTTGCGGTAAACATTCCATCGGTGGCCACGACTGGTGAGCATTAATATACCCGCTGAGCGTGATATGTTTGAACATTCTGGTTGCCTGACGTATGTGGTACGGACGGTGAGTTCCGAATGGTATTGCCTCTTTCTTCACGGATGCTGCTGATTTCTCAGCGTAGACAATTGGATGACCTGATATTTTTATCAGTCCAAACAATTCGGCAGCATCGTGAATGTTCGTCGTTGTGCGAGCAATGATATCAAGTTCGTCTGTCATTGATGTACCGC